GGACACTCTTCTGCTTTTTGCTTTGGCACTTCTGGGGCTGGAGGTATTTCTGGTTCTTGGTGTCTTTGCTGCTCTTCCTCGTTAATAGGTACAATCTTTAACGGTTCAAAATTCATTGGCTCATAACTTGGTGTCGGAGCAGGACACAAAATCATGTTGCCATCTGGATCGTTATTTATTAGTGCATCATTTTCACCACTACGCCTTGCTTTAACACAAGGCATCTCAATCACTGGGAATCCTATAGGAACATTGATTGGTACGTTAGGAGGATTAACGATAGGAACATTGATCACATAAGTATTAATAGGTGTAACCCCTATGGGATCTACACCAATCTCAGGGATCAAAACTTAGGCAAACCAAATGCTTTTTTCTCTTCGTTCTCTTGCTGTGCAGGACTTAACGCTCCAGTAGGCAAAGCAGGGCCAGATAATCCAGGTAATTTGATTGCACCCATCACCTTCTCCATTGCCTTGTCTTGAAGCATCTTCTGGTTATCTTCGTTTGTTATCCATAAATAACCAAAAATTCCACCACCAGT